CACAGTTCACCTTGCATAGCATAACACAATGCCCAGCCGTGGCAGCTGGGCATTGTGCGAGTGTGGCACGTGTTGTGTTAGTTTTGGATTGCCTGCATATTATAGCACTGGTTTTACAGGGTATGCAGGTGCCTGCCATGTCGATACATTTACACTGGCAGGGTAATCGCGCCATTCCTGCCTATATTCGCGGTACGCCTCTTTTTGGGCTGGTGTTAGTGGTGCATCGTCTAACTGTGTATAGTCAGACTCCCATAGAATCTGATCGCGGTAATAGCGTAGCTGTTGCATTGCCTCGGCTTCGGTTGGATTGTCTATTACCGTGCTGCCGTCTGGCAATGGCTCGCTGTATTGCGTGCCGTAGTCATCCCAAAACTCTATATGCAATTCAGGCTGTAACAATCGCTGCTTGTAAATAATCATTACTCAACACTTCCTGTTAATTGCACGACGTGCAAAAATGGTGATGGCGCTGCACCTGTTTCACCGTTTACGTTAATTGTGGTGTTAGCACCTGGTGTTACTGCAATTTTAAATTCATTGCCTGTAAAAAAATATGCGCCAAATGATGCAGTATGCAAAAATCCGCTGCCTGTGCTTAATGGTACAGGGTTGTAAGCTACTTGACTATTTGCAGTGCCGTACAGCAAACGTATTGATACGGGTGTATTTAGTACTGTTGCAATTGTTACATGTATAGCATAATAACCTGCTGTTGGTATGGTTATATCCGTGGTTGCCCAGGTATAGCCATAGTTTCGCGTTTCTACCTGCCAGGTGATCTGTGTGCCTGCCGTGGTAATTGCTAGCGTGCTCGAGCGCGTCAACGTCAGCCCAGCCGCTGGGTATTCGCTGCTTCCAATGTTGTCTACATTTGTTTGCTGATTAGTCAGCAAATCCAATACATTAACTGCTAAGTTTGACACTGATTACCTCATCCCCTGTGCTTTTTAACTCAAGTCCGACACCTACAACAAACTGATTAATTTTTGCTTTGTTCCAATTTACTGCAATTTTGTCACCAAAAAAATAATCGCGCCCGTATCGCATCGTACTTGTCTGCAACACGTCAACCGAATATATAACGCGCTTGCGCTTTTGTACTGATAATGTTTTACCGCCAAACTGGGTTAAAAATGCCGTTGTACTGTTTTGTTGGTTTTTTGCATCTACTGCTATTTCTCGCAAATCGAGCCCTGTAGGTATAGAGCTAGAGGGCGAGGTTGCAAATGGTTTTGCTTCCTCGGTACCGCTGCCGCCAACAATTACTGTTGTAAAATCGTTGAGCAAATCGTTATTCTGTGTAATTCGTGCTACCGTGCCTGTTGATACAGACAATGTAATGTCTGCAGTTCTGTCTGTGCCGATCTGCCCTACATACGTGGTTAAAAGCCATGTTGCAGGCGCTGTATACGTTATGGTGTACGCAAGCCCGCCACTATAGGCAATCTCTTGCATAGTTTTAAGCAATGGCAACATACTGCATTTCAAACTTAAACTTGTGCCAGTGCCTGCCGTGGCTGCCGTACTCATGCCTGTAATTCTGCCGTCTATAAGCCTGCCGTTTGCCGTCGTGGCACTGCTGCCAATGTTGAAATTAAACAGGCGCTTTAAAATAGTTTCGGCAGGCTGGGCAGTAAATTTACTTAGGTTGGTTTTGTTTGCCTTGTATGCGATCACTCGATCAGCCAGCAATGCAAGCATGCCCACAGCCTGAATTGTGTAACGTAGCGTTAGCTCTCGCACTCCGATACGCTTGCGAATAATTCCCGAAAATTCCAGCGTGTTTGCTATGCCGAGCTCTACATCTTGCCGCCAAACTTGGATAATAGCGCCCATATCCATATATTCAAAACTTGGCGAGCGGCTTTCTATGCTAAATGTAAGCATATCAACAGCGTTTAGTTGCTTGCTTATAGCTAAGCTCAAATAATCTGTTACCACAGCCTGCAACGCTCCCGCGCTGTCATATACCTGCATAGTGTAGTATGGTGCCATTTGTTACACTCGCACTACGGTAATTGTGCTGTCTGTTACGTTTCGAGTTGCATTAGATGCCCAGCCCTGCAAGTAATACACAAGTGGTGTACCTGCCGTTACAGGTATGTACATTGTGTATTCTGCCTGGTACACGCTAATACTGTTGTTTACCAATTGTGATGCTGTTAACGTCATAAAATACGCGTTTAAGTTGCGAATTTGTGCGCTGCGTGTACCTGTGGTGTTAGTATCGTAATGCATCCAAAATGAGAATGTATACACGCCTGATGTTCTGATGGTAATTGCACCTGTTGCAGCCGTGCCGCTCATGGTACCATCAGTGCTTGTGCTGTTGCCTGTTGCATATGCTGTTAAATCTTCGTACGTTGCTGCCGTCGTTAATGCTGCCGTGCCGCCTCCTAATGTCACATACTGTGTAGCTGGGTTTTGTCTGCCCATAGCATAAGGGTAAAAACTGGTAACGCTCGTAATCAGCCCTGTTGCACCTACCACTACCGTACCAAATGCAATGTAATTAGCCGCGCCAATAGTTGTTAGCTGCCCGCTTGAGCATAATGCCATGCGTACCGTGCTGGTAAGCACTGTGGTTGTGCCAGCTGTTGAGAATGTTACGGTAAAACTGCCGCCTGATGCATTGGCAATCAGTGCTAGCGTGTATGTGCCGTTAAGCGTGCTGGTAATAATCGTGCTTGCCGTTGTGGATTCGTAGAAATAACCGTTAATTAGTGCCGCGCCATCTGCAATTGTTAGTGTGCTCGAGGCTCCCGAAATAGCCAAATTGGCACCTGTAATTAAAATGCCATTGCCGAGGGTTTTTGTTTCCATTGCAATCATACGCGCTGTATCGTACGTGCTTGCACCATCGTTTACCGTGGTTGTATTCCAGCCTAACGAGCGTTCATTACTTGCCATGGTGTTACCTCTTCTATATACCTATGTATCGATCGTAGTAGCTGAGTGCTACGCTGCTTGCTGTTGTGGTTGCCGTGCCTGTTACTACCAGGCTGTTAATTGCGTCTGGCACGTCAGGCGCTGGGTATATTGCAAATTGTGCTAGCTCGCTGCTCGAGTCTACCAGCCCGATACGGTTAACGCCTGCCTGATCTGTTACGGTTTTGTATCCGTATCGTAGGTCAAACCGTAACGTCGTACCTGCTGCAATTACCGTGCCAGCTACCAGGGTAATGTTTTGCCCGCTCGAGCTGTTGGTTATAGAAAAATTGGTTACAGGCCCGGTTACGGTAATAATTGGATAGCTAAGCCAGGTACCAGCATACGTTAAATTAAACGAGCCGCCAAATACGGTAGTGCCGTACGTGGCAGGGTAGATTTTAGGGTATGCCGTTGCCGTGCCTGATATAGTCACAATAGGCAGCGTGTATTGATTTGGGTTGTACCAGGTTGGATCACTGCAGCGCATGCGAATAACCGCGCGTATGCTATAGCCTGCTGAGGTTTCCATATTGAAATCTAAGCCGCCTAAAATACGCGTTAAAATGTGACGCTCGTTACCGTCTGGGTAGGTAACAATTAACGTGCCGTCAGTATTTGACGGCTTAAACATCGCAAGCAAATAATTACGCATATTGTATTGTTCTTGCAATGTTTCGCACTCTACCAATATTGGTATTTGCAAGATTCGCGGATCGAGCCGAAAATCTAACGTAGTGTCACCATGTTGCACAGGTGAACGGCTGGTAATCATGTGCAAGGGTGCCATACCGAAATTTTCATCACCCAGGTAATGCACCAGAAACTCTGGGCTCTGATTGCTTAGGTTGTACGTGTTTGCGCCTGAAACGTATTCTATTTGGTATGCCATTTATACCGCTCCCGATAATAACTGCATAGCTCGCATATCCTGCATAATACTGCCCTCGTTTTGTACTGTAGCATACGAGGCGTTTAGATTGTAATTATAGGTAGTAACAGCCGATGCATTGCCTACTGCCGCGCTCGAGGCGTCAGCTACAAGCCCGCTGCTGTTAATGATGCCTTGTGCCATGCCCTGGCTAATTGGTGCACCTACCATATCAGCAAATTTACGGCTTGGCGATTCGATTAAACCCCATTCGCGCGCCTTTTGCAATGCAGCACCTAACACGCGTTCTATAGCATCTTTGACAAATTGTACGCCTAGATCGATGCCGTTTGCTATACCCTTTACTAAATCAGTGCCGAGCGTTTTTGCTTCCTCTATCTTTGTTTTAATTGCCGTGGTGATATAGTCAACACCTGATTGCACAGCCAGTTTTATATTTGCCCATACCGTGCTAAATGTTTCGCCGAGCTTGTTTAAGCCGCCTGTAGTATCGCCGCTTAACAGCAAAACAAACCCTTCAAGAATGCTTTTGATTACTGGCACAACAGTATTAATTACCGCAAGAATACCGTTAAACACAAGAATAGCCACAGGCAGCAAACGAGTTTCAAATATTTCTATGAGATGCAAAATATAAGGCGTAACAATTAATACAATGATTTGTCCGAGCAAACCAAATACACTCATAATGCTGTCAATTGCAGACAATACCGCTGGGCTCGCAAGCGTGTTAGTAATGGTTTCTGATATTGGTACAATTGCTTCGATAATGGTGCCGATTGCCTCCCCGATCATTGCAGCCAATGGACCAAACGCAGCACCAAAACTGCCAATGATTGCAGATGCCACAGTAAATACATTATTGAAAATGTTTTGCAAGCTGGGCATTACTGTCATTACTGATTCATAGATAGACGTTAGCCCAGCTACTAGCCCTTTAAATGCAGCCGTTAAACCCATTACTGCATCACTGTGTTGCAGCACCATCATAAAATCTGAAACTTCTTGTTTGATGTTTTCAAAATTAAAAATGAGTGTTGCTAATGCTGTTTGTAATTCGGTAATCCATACCGCTGCCGTGTCTGTATCAAAACTTCCAATGAATTCTGCCAGTGCAGTTGCTGCCATATCAACATAGGGCATAAACTTGGTAGCAAACAAATCCATTAGCTTGCCGAGCACTGGCAGTAATGCATCACCTACTTTTTGTTTTACCTCATCGAATTGCGCTGCTAGCTTGGCTTGCCTGCCTGCAAACGTATCAGCTGCTGCAGCTGCCGAGCCGCCAAACTCTTTATTGAGTTCCGCAATGATTACCTGTTGAGCGCCTGCTACATCGCCTGTATCTACCAGGCTCTGTATCATGGCTTTTTGGTCTTCGCTGAATGTAACACCTACTCGAGAGAGCGCGCCAATACCTGCAACAGGATCGTTAAGCGCCTTACCGACCTGTATAGAGGTAGATTGCAAATCTTGCCCGAGTGCCTGGCTAACATCCAGGATTGCGCTTGTTGCATCACCAAAATTCGTGCCCTTGATTTGGGTAAACGTCGCAAGCACATTTTGTGCGCCCAAAATAGCGTCATCACTGAAAATGCTTTTACCGCTGGCAGCGCTTAATGCTTCTGCCATTTTACCCATTTCGGTTGCAGTAATGCCAGCCGCGCCGCCTGTTGATTTAACCACAGCCTCGGTTTGTGCAAGAGCGCTTTGCCAGCTCGAGGATTCAGCTATAGCGCCTGTAAAGAAACTGCCGAGCTGCTGCAGCCCAGCGCCTGCCAGGTTGGTAAGCGCTCCCCCGATTGCCATAAACGCGCCCTGGGCAATCCCTTGGAATGCACTCATCTTTGTTGATACGGCTTCGGCTTGCCCTCCCAGCGCGCCCATATTCTTATCAATAGTAGAAGTAACGTTACTAACGTTATCCTCGCCTACAAACCGAATTATAACGTTTTCAGCCGTCATAGATGCGCCTTCCTGCCGAGCTTACGCTCTATACCAATCATAAACAAATGCTGTTGTATCGTTTCGTAATCAGGCAGCTGATCAGGCGTACAATGGTACAAATCACGGCAGGCAAGTAGCTCGAGGTATTCTACTGGCATGCCTGAATGTGTCCATAGATGCGCAATCAGCTGCCGCTCGAGTTTGGGTTTTGGTAATTGAGCCTCGCTAGAATCTTTTCAATAATAGCGTTGAAATGCTCAAACGGTAATTCACTGGCTGGGCTGCCGTCTTCCGTCGTTACACACTTTTCAATAATTGGTATAAGTGTGCTAATGTCGCTGGTTTTGGCTGCCGCTTGTAATGCCGCTACATCGCGAATAGACAACTTGCGCTGATTAATAACGTACATGGTATACCCCTGTGCTAGTTGGTAGCGCTGTGCTCGCTACCAGATGATTAAACGGTAACGGTAATGCTTGTGCATTTTAGGGTAAATGAACACACAATAACGTCTGATGTTGCAGCATCACCATTAGGCAGTTGCATTTTGTAGATTCGTGCTGCATTGGTTGTATACGCGTCATTTCCTGCCGTGCTGCCCGCTGGCTGCCATTTGATGCTAACCAATGTTTTAGCAATAAATGCAGCGTTTAACAGTGACCAGGATTCGGCAACATCTTCCGTGTAAATAACGTTTACTACAACGTCAAACGGCTTTTGCTTACCAAACACTACAATGCCAGTATCGGAATCAGGAGTATACGCCTCCCCTGTAAATCGCTCGAGCTCTGGCATTTCGATAGATTGCGAGCTTCCAGAAATGTCCGTATACGCGCCAGTGCCGCCCGTTTGCATAGATAGGCTGAATGCACTGCCGTTCATTGCCTTAGTTGTTTGTGCCATGGTATTCCCTCTCTATTGCACAATGTCCGTGAATGTGCATGTACTAATTACCGCGTGGTATGTGCGCTCGCTCGAGGCTGGGTATTGCACTACTTGTGTACGCTGTTGCAATAAATCAATAGCATAGATTTGATTACCTAACTGCCGAGAGCATTCAATATAGCTATTCATGTATTCAACATACACGGCAGCAATATCAGCCAGCCCCAAACCCTCCCCGACAAATCGCAAATAACAAATATCTTCTATTGTCCATTCCGTTGTCATCACGCGCCCAGCCCCTGGTGTTACGCGTTTTGTACGCTGGCTGGTTGCGTTTAATGGTGAAATGATACGGCAGGGCACGTCTGCAGCTTCCAATGTGTTATGCAAGTCCGTGCCAGATCGTACCGTTACCGTTGCACCATATGCCTGTACAGGCATGGCAGCCAGTGCCGAAATAATAGTGCTGATATTTGTTGCCATTACGATTGCCGCCTATAGGGCTCTAGCATACGTGTAACGTCTGTAGGTATTGCAGGTGCCGCAATGCTTACCCCGTCAGCACTCATAATGCTACGATCCGTTTCAGCTGTGTTGTCCTTGGCTCGATACATATAACCCGCTAGCCGCCTGGTTGCCGCTCGTATAGGTACTGGGCAGGTAATGCTATATGCAAACCTACCAGTTATTACAATAGCGGTATCAGGCGTGCCAATGTATGTCCAAACATATGCCGTGTTCATCTTGATTTTAATAGCGTAGCTGGGCACGAAATTTGTGGGCAATAACACTAATGCATTACTGGGTATGGTATCCCCATTGCCATTTACTACCGTGGTCAGCTGGCATAAATCAACATCAAGTAACAAGGTATTTTGAAATGCATCAACACGCCCGCCGTAACGAATGTCTAGCGCGTTATAGTATCGGGTTGTATCAGCTGCAGCCTCAAATG